AAAGAATATTTGCCAAATATTTGATTCCGGTTCTGCATAAACATACAATGTGCGCATAAAGGTCACATAGGGATTTTCTCGCAAACATTTTGCCCTATGTGACTCCACACATGAGGTATGTTTATGATTTTCCCGCAACTGGGCCCTGAATACTATGATGAACGTGATCGCGGCATTGTTGCGCGTAAGCAAACATTTTATGCTGAATCGATCACTATTAATCAATCTTTCTGGCAAGAAGCCGACACTGATACACGATATGAAGCCGGCGACCAATCATTCTTTAATGATCTCTATGGCAATCTACCAGCTAATCGTAGACGACAGTTCACGTTCAATCGCATAAAACCCATCATAAACATGATTTCTGGTTGCCAAAGACGCAACAGGAAATCAACCATCTGTATACCCATTTCAAACGGTGATGCCGAGACAGCTGACCAATTCAGTAAAATTTTAATGCACATTGACCGCACAGAAGGTGTTCTTGATACCATTTCAACATCTTTCCAGGGCGCGCTTGTGACCGGCATGAACTTATTATATGTATGGAATGATCTTAGAAATGATCCCGTTTCAGGTGATATTAAAGTAGACAACTGTTCTTATAATAGTTTTTTAATCGATCCCTATTTCCGTAAGCCAGATTTATCAGATTGTCGCGGGATATTGCGCCGCCAGTTCATGAATAAACGACAAATTCTCAGTATATTGCCACAATACGAAGATGACATCATTGGTCTCATGACCCATGATTCGGGCACTGGTCGTGACGGCCAATTCCAGTTTATGCCAGAATCATATTCATGGTCGGTTAATAACTTGCTTACCTATGACGAGTACTGGTACCAAGATTTCAGAGAACAGAGAATTCTTATTGATAGCCAAACAGGCGAATCGATGGAATGGACGGGTAAAGATGAAGAAGCTCTTAAGGTTTATTTGAATCTTTACCCACAAGTAACTATCGAAAAGAGAATTATACCAACCGTACGTTTAGCGATCTTTGTGGAAAACAAAGTAATGTACCATGGCCCGAATCCCCTCGGAATCGATTCGTACCCCTTTGTGGCAGTGTTTTCATACTATAACCCACAAATGCCTTACATGCCGTATCGTGTATCATCAGTTGTTCGTCAATTGCGTGACCCACAATATCTGTATAATCGCCGCAAAGCAATTGAATTGGACATCTTAGAGAGCCAAATTAATAGCGGATACATTTACCACGAAGGCGCATTGGTAAATCCTAAAGATATATATTTAACCGGCCAAGGAAAAGGTCTCGCGATAAAAGATGAGATTCCACTATCAGAAGCGGTAATACAAATTCAATCGCCACAGATACCGCCAACAACATTAGATGTATCAAAAATATTATCTGATGAATTGTTCGCTATCAGCGGTGCCAATGAAGAACTCATGGGTGCGGCGGTTGATGACAAGGCTGGCATTCTAAGTATGTTGCGCCAAGGTGCTGGTCTAACCACTCTTCAGGGATTATTCGATAACCTGGATCATGCTCAGAAGCTATTGGGGCAGATTATGATTGATATTATTCAATCAAATTATATGCCTGGAAAGATCAAGAAGATTCTAGAAGGACAAGAGCCGTCGCCACAATTTTATAATAAAGCATTTGGTAAGTACGGTGCAGCTGTCGAGGAAGGGCTTAATACAACTACCCAGAAACAGATGCAATTTGCTCAATTATTACAATTGCGTGAAGCGGGTGTTCCGATTCCTAATGATCAATTACTTGAATCATGCACGCTACAGAATAAGAAAGAACTTATTGAGTCGATACAGAAATCAGAACAACAACAACAACAAATGCAGCAAATGCAATTACAAGCTCAGATCGAAGAACAACAAGCTCGCACAGAACTTGCCAGATCACGATCTATGGCCGACCAAGGACTTGGTATCGAACGTATATCTCGTGTCGAAGAGAACCATGCTCTGGCTGAAGAACGTCGCGCTGAAGCTCATAAAGATGAAGAGATTGGATTCTTGAATCTCGTGAGAGCCCTTAAAGAAATAGATATGGTTGACATAACACAACTTGAGAAATTGATCACATTATCGCATGCCATGAAGGCGCACGAGAATGAACAACATGATCGACTCAATGCTGAATTGCAACCCGTAGAACAAGCTAATAATACGCCGGCTAGACCTGCACCCCAGGGGGTCGGCACTATCTAGGAAAAAAAATGGAATTAATAATAAATACGATAGTTGAAAATATAGAACTATTGTATAAGCAATTAGATGAAGTGTTGTGTAATCAAGGAGTCAGCTTTGATGTTCAATATGGCAACAAGCATTTTTCCCTTATGGCACCAATTGATAAAGAACATGGCAGACAATTAAAGCGTGATCGGCATAGATTTATCACTCTTATGCTGAAGAATGCGATTACTCAAGAAATAAAAAATGTTCCCAAAAGCAACAGATACAATCCCTATTGGCATATCGTTCGTAGTTTCCAGAAAGAATATCTATCCACATGGGAAAAGCTCAATCCAGGAGAAATATCTGATGTCTATGAAGTCCCTGGAGAGACAACTGAATTGCGTTCTAAGCCACTCAATCTTGATAGTCTTGACGTCAATAACCAACGCAAAGACTGGACGCATCAAAAGCAATTGGAATTTATCAACAAAAAATACGATGTTCCGGTAAGCGAATCAGATGTTACTCATTTTGTTGAAATTCACAGAAATTTATACAAAAAATCACAAGATGATAGCATGTCCGGTGAAAACTCTAGTAGTTAGAGGATATACCTTGCAGCGCGTAAAGCGGTCTGTAGTTTCTAGGAGGCCATTATGGCAAAAAGATATCACGAAGGTTATTACGAAGGACCAGAAAGCCGTCGTAAGCAAGAAATGCAAGATGGTGGCATGATTCACGAAGATCACGCACAAATTGCTAACATGCCACAAGAAGTAATGATGAAACCTTATCCAAAAACTGGCCCCTATATGCCAGAAGATATTGATGACACTATACGTGGAGTTGATAAACAAATGGATATGGATGATTCAAAACGTCGTAAAACTATGAGTCCACATAAGTATTAAGGTGCAACATGCCAGCAATGCCAAGGGATCAAAAAAATAAAGCGACTAAAATAGCTTGGGAAATATTGGGCAAGCCACAAAATATGCAAGATCAGAATGATAAGAGATTCGAAGAATTTCAAAAGCGATTAGCATATGAAGATACACGACTCACAAGATAAAGTTTTTTTGGTTGATGGCGGGGTTTTTCCTTTTTTTCCCCGTCGTCATCACCCTTATAGGAGATAAATATGAGAGACATGAAACTTGGAGCATTCGTTACCAGTTATGTTGATCCGCTCGATAATTGCGATCCGCGTCGCAAACAAGAACTTATGGACTCGCGCATGATTCAAGAAGATCACAACGCGATGGCCAATCTATCACCGCGAGTTATTAATAAAGAATACAATGCTTTTGCATGGCAAGAGCGTCTAGCAATGTACAATCAATCCAATTGGAAGAGAAAATAATATGAAAAAATGTATGAAATGTATGAAAAAACATGATGGAAAATGTGCTTCAAAGCCAGTGAAAATGGCATAATATGGCAAAGAACTGGATACAAGACGCTATCAAAAAGCCTGAATTATTGGATATCAAAAGCATTTAACAATTGCTATACTTAAATAAAAACATTTAGGTATGGGCATGATAAAAGTTAAATGCGCATGTGGAAAAGATTTTGAAACTTATAACGCATGGATAAAAAAAGGAGCTGGGCTGCATTGTAGCAGAAAATGTTCATCAAGATACGGGAAGAAAAAACCGAAAACTATGATTTATAAAATCTGTAATGAATGTGGAATAGACTTCAAGATAAGGAAAGGACATGGTGGAACGGGTAGATTTTGTTCGAAGAATTGTAAGGTTAAAGGTTGTGGTAGAATGATGCGCGGCGAAAACCATCCATTATGGAAAGGTGGAATATCAGAAAGAACATATGCTTCGCGAACTATAATTAAAGCAGTAGTTAAATCTAAGCGCAAATGTGAAGACTGTAATTCTATTGATAACTTACATGGGCATCATATAAAACCATATTCTATTTTTCCTGAAGGTCGGCTTGATCCAAATAATATTAAAGTTATTTGTTCTAATTGCCACGCCCAAGAACATCCAAATTTAATAGGGATGCTTTCAGTTCCAAGAATTAGAAAAGGTTCATATTTGAACTGCGTTATATGCGATAAATCTTATTATAAAGTTCCACATTTAGTAAACAAATCTAAAACATGTTCAGTGATTTGCAGTATTAAATATGCAAGAAGTTTTCAAAAGATAAAGGATAAAAATGGCTGAAAAGTGGATTCAGAAGGCTCATATTAAAAAGGGCGCATTGCACGAAGAACTTGGAGTGCCCAAAGGCAAAAAGATCCCCAAAGCAAAGATTGAAAAAGCCGCCGAAAAAGGTGGTAAAGAGGGTCGTAGAGCGCGTTTAGCAGAGACTTTGGAAGGTATGCACAAGAAAAAAAAGAAAGATAAATAATGCCTTACGCGAAAAGATCAGACTCGAAAAAGAAAAAACGTGCGGTGATGAAAGATCGCATGGAAGCATTCCAACAGGGTGATATGCACTCCGGCTCCACTAAGGGGCCAGTAGTCACTAACCCGAAGCAAGCAGTTGCGATAGCGCTCAGTATGAGTGGCCAATCAAAGAAAAAGAAAAAGAAATAACAGTTGGGTATGTATGCGTAGTACATACCCGATAAAACGGAGTCCCATGTTAGAGCAAAAGACAGCCGGTCAAAAAATCCTCGATAATCTAAAGAATCCGGAAACGGGTGAGGTTCGTGTAGTCGATTTGGCACAAGCCATGACCGAGAATTACATGACAAAGTTATGTGATGCAATCGATGCGCAATGTCAGTCTACCAAAGATGATTTTTATATAGAAGTACTTCAAAAGCATGAACGGCACATGGGTACCGTATTCCGGCCCCATATGATGGTCGTACATTCAGCATGTCCGGCTCCATTCCCTGACCAAACGGTCTTTCGGTACAAC